TTATCCAGGCCATTCTTACTAATGTGCTTCACAGCCTCCTGCGGCCGCGGTTTCATAAGAAAGATGTGTAAATACACTTCGCGCTTCTTCTGAACCGGGATGCCCGAGCAATCCACAGTCACGGGTACAGAAGTGGAAACGTAGTTATTCGCAGTATAATGCCACCTATGCTCTTGGACGCCAGATAAATCGGCCAAGTCCACGGCGAATTCGATGCCTATTCCTTTATAGAGTATTGTACCGATGGCGGCTTCGCCAACGATACGATACTGTGCCTTGACCATTCTCTGTATACATGTGGGTGGATATTCTCTGATAGCTAGACGCGCTCTTTAGACATGATGTAGCGTCGCAGAGTCCATGTGCATAAATAGTCCTAAGCGGCTCAGATTCACAATATGCTCCTCATCGATTAAATATGTGACGCCCGCCCATTTCCATTCTGCGCATTCGGATTCACTCGGGAGCTCGATACATTTCATGTAGGCACATTTCATTCCTATGAGGCCACTTATACAATCTCGGATTCTTTTAAGAGAATGTGTGAAATAGTTACTGTATTTAATAATACAATCTGGTTGCGGCGCAGCCTGTAAAGCTGCCATGAAAGGGCTATCCCTTTCTACAATATATCTGCCTGTAAGTTTCACAACGAAATCTGTATCTTGAATATTATAGGCGGCTATACAATCGAGCACATCTCGAATCTCTTTGTAGCCCTTGTTTTTTACCGGTAAAGAGTTATTATTTGTGTAAAACACATCGCATCCTAGATCATCCAAATATGTCTCGCGTTTACCGTTGTTTTCCACAAAAATGATTTTTGTATCTTTTATATTATATTTCTGAATGGCAGATTCCAGGGCAGCGTAGGCGGTATAATATTCTCTTTCTCTCACGGGACATTCGTCCATTATACATGAGGTCAATATGAAGTATATCATGGGCCCCTATTTCTTTATAGGGGTATATTTAGGAAGGGACGATTACCGCGATATGCCGTTATAGTTTTTTCGCCAAAATCCAACATTGGCATACGTTCCGTTCTTCATTCACAACATAACCATTATTATGTAAACTATTGTATCCAGGCCAATCATGATTTGCCCATAGTTTATTTATATAGTCTAAGTTACCCCATTGACCAATTTCAACAATATCAAAGTTTGCTGTTTTAAATAGCATGGCGAGCCCCATAGGCGTGAATCCATTGAAATGAATCGGAACATCATGTGGTATATTAATAGTTGGTACTGATGTAAATACATAGCCACCTGGTTTCAGTGTATCATATATTTGTTTCAGGGCATCGAATGGATTATATAAATGCTCAATTGTCTGATTAAATAAGAAAAAATCGAACGTGTTTTTTAAATGAGATGGTAACCTATGTAAATCGTATTCTGGATAGGAAACTAATGTTTTATTTTCAGGAAATATAAACTCTAGTTCTGGATCAGAAGTACATGTATAAGCAAGATTCTCTATACTAATATCATGTGTGCTAATCCACTCAATAAAATCTAAAATAGCACAGTTTCGCGGATAGTCGTGATTAGCCCAGTCGTGGTTGAAAGCACCTACCGGGCACCTTGGTAGTTTAGAATATTTGGTGAAATATGATTCTGGTAGTTTAACTTTATCGTAGTATAGTTTTTGTATTTCATCAGAAGTAAATATATTATTTATACTCATGCTATATTATAGCATGGATTATTATAATACAATATTCCGCATATTTCGAATAAGTACCGGCATGTAGGCAAAAAATAAGTACCCCCTAAAGGGGTACTTAACTTCAGCACATCGCGGTAAGTATGAAGTATATCATGGCACCCTATTTCTTTATAGGGGTATATATTTAGGTTGATAACGGCATACCGTAAGTAGTTTTGGGTGTTATTTGAAATGAATATAGATATTTTAAAACACGGTGAATATTTTTTTTGTCATTCAGCCCCACGGAAATAATAGAAACTCGTTCAGACTTAAATATTATTTCTATGGGGCTTGTATTATTTTCGGGTTGTGATATAACAAGGACATTACAACCATACTTACTTGTAAATGGCAATAATAGTTCTGTATAATATTCAATAGGTCGGTATGCTATATCATAATGTAACAATAGTGTATGGGGTGAATAAATATCATCAAGAAGCCTTTTTCCTCTTCTTATCATAGCCGATATAACTCTCTTATCTGACATGTCGTGGTGACTATAATGAAGGATTCTTTCGTCGTTATTATTATATGGCTCGCCGTTACTTTTTGTAAAATTTCTATGAATATATGTATCCTCCTTTATTGTATCGGTAAAACCTTCAAACTTATTTTCAATAAAATAGAGTGCAGTTTTTAAATCGATAGTCGTCCAAGAAAATGGAGAAGAATATAATCGGAGGTTTAAGTCTTTTAGTAGGAAATCGGGATCACACATACGACCTATGGTGTATATATTATGTATATCCATCTTATATTATATTATTATAATATAGTCACGCTTCGCACGCAAATATACCGCGATGTGCTGGTTTAAATACTCTATTAGGATTATTTAATTACTGCGATAATGAACGGTATTTCCTTTTCTTTAAAGTTTGTAAAAGAGTTTGTAGAGTTTTGACACCTGCTTCTTTTGTCTTACACAATACCATTTATAAAATAGTAACGTGAAAGGATTTTATTAAAGTCGTCGACGGATTCACCGGAAAACTGCGTTTTTCCAAGTTTCAGGTCGCCCGCTCACATACGAAAATCAAGTAAAAATAACCAATATGACTTGAGTGTGACACAAAATCGTCCACACTTTCTTAATTGCTGTAAGCAAGTCCGCCCATGCCAGACATCACACGCAGCACGTTGTAGTTCGTCGCGAACACATACACGGAAGAGGACACCACCGTGCCCACCGCGTTGTTGGACACCGTCAGCAGCAGAGTGGTGTTATCAATACGCGACAAGTTGCAGGTGCCGCTGGGCTGGTGCTGCTCGGGCTGCAGCGCGAACGAGTACACGTTGATGCCCACCGCGGGGATGTTGGTGTGGTGCTGGAAGGGCTGCACCTCGTTGAAGTAGCGTCCCTCGCGCACCTGGAAGCGGTCGTGGCCGTTGAGCTGGAGCAGCGCCGTGACGCAAGGGTTCTTGCCCGCCATGCCCTCCACGCGAGTGACGGAGTAGCCAGACTCCAGCACGGAGCGGTCCCACCAGTCGGAGAAGTTGAAGGGCTGCTGACCCTTCCACGGGTTGATAACCGTGTCGTCGCAAGACACATAGGAATCGCGCTGTACGACCCACACCAGCTCCTTGCAAGGGTGGTTGAAGTTCAGCTTGAGCTTGTTCGCGGAGGACGTGATGGACTCCGCGCCCGTGAACTGCAGGGTCTCGATGAGGTACTCGTGAGACACCTGGGCGAACTTGCGGCGCTCGTCCGTGTCCAGGTAGATGTAGTCCACATACAGGGACGCCGCCTGGAGGTTGGCCGCCGCCACACGGTCGCGGATCGTGTGCAGGTTGGAGCTGATCTGGGGCGTGGTCTCCCAGCACAGGTTGCGCAGGTCGTTGAACTCCAGGTTGATGCGCACCTCGTGGTACTGGAGGGCAATCAGGGGCAGCGCCAGACCAGGGTTGCGGCAGAACCAGAACTGCAGGGGGATGTACAGGGTGTACGCAGGCGCGCAGTTCAGGGACTCGTTCGTCATGTTGGGCTCGCCGCCCGCGCAGTCATCGTCGCAAGGCTCACCGCCCTGCATCAGCAGGTTGGTCAGCGCAGGCACGTTGCCTACCATCTTCGCATAACCGGCCTGCTTGCCCGCCTCCTGGGACAGCTCATTCCAGATGTGCATCCAGTTGCCATAGTGCTTGTCGATGCGCTGGCCGCCAATCTCAATCTCCACGGAGCGGATGAGGTTGTGGCCCACCCAGTTGAGCCAGCGGAACTGCGCACCAGAGCCGTCGGACGTCTGGAGAGTCACCGAGGGCAGAGTCGCCTGGAGGTACATGCGGTGGATCAGATCGCCGTTGCGCTGAATCGTGCACGTCACACGCTTGCCGAAGCCAGGAGAGCCGTTGAACGGGTTCTCAATGGACTCCATGGCGAAGTTCGTGTGGCGGCGGTACACCACCTTGAAAAAAGTAATCTGGGGGTTACCCGTCAGGTACACGTCCTGCGCGCCATACGCCACAAGCTGCATCAAGCCACCACCGGTCATTTGTTATACCCCTTCTGTAGAAATAAATTCCAGAGGCCGGCAAAAATCCGGAATTTTTAAGCCCCTGCCGGGGACATTGGCGCATTTTTGCGCTGTAAGTACCTCTTGCCGGGGACTTCTTTTTTCAGCGTATTTGCGCGATTCATATTCGGAGCCTAAACAAACAATATTGGGGTTTACTAGGGATATGTCATCACAAGAGGCATTTTTCAAGATTCGCCCTACAAAGCGTAGTAACCCTGAGGCAAGAACAACCCTGGATTCGCTTCATAGGGTTCGTGTTCAAGGAATTCTCGAAAAGGAGACGGAGTTATCTGAGCTGAAGTCAAAGCTGTCGGGGATAGAGGAAAGAGAGGGGGTCACCGTCGATGAAATAGAATATGACCAGCTTCAAAAACAGAAGAAGGATGTCAAAAAGGAAATAGAGCGACGGGAGGATAGCTCGGAAATTCTAGACTATTTTCTCGAGAATGGTGAAATCCTGTATAACTATTACGAGGTTCAAGAGATAATACAGCGGGATGTTAGCTCTTCTGTAAAGCGTGCGCCCACAAAGGCGAAGCCTGGCTCTGTTCTTGCGGCTCTAGAAACTGCCGCAGCGACGGAAGGTGTGGTAGAAAAGCCACAATATTCTTCGCAAAATACGGGGGAGATTCTGCGGCGTGATAAACTACTCGAGCAGTATCTACAGAATGTACACCCTGAGCATGCGCGAGGGGCGAATGCTATGGAGGATGATACCTATGGAGAATGTGCCGAGTGCGAGAAGGAAATGATATTTAGTGCGAATGAGGCCGTGTTTACATGTACAGAGTGTGGGTATCAACAGTTTGTTTTGGTCGACTCTGATAAGCCGAGTTATAAGGACCCTCCTCGGGAGGTCAGTTATTACGCCTATAAGCGTATTAACCATTTCAATGAGTGGCTCGCGCAGTTCCAGGCCAAGGAAAGCACGGAGATTCCACAGGAAGTGTATGACGCCATTTGTGCCGAGCTC